CTTAAAATTGATGTCGAGGGTATGGATTTAGATGTACTCAAAGGCTCTAAAGAAACCATAAAGAAACATCTTCCAGTTATATTCATAGAACATTTTGATAATATAAAATCTATAATTGAGGACATCAAGACATTCTTAGATGAGTTTGAATATTCTTTTGAAACAATAGGAAATAACTTATTGTGTAGACCTCAATGAATCAAACTCAAGTACATTATGCGTTACAAGTATGTGACGTCAAATCACACCAAAGTCAAAAAAGATATGCAAGTGATGATAGAACAGAAATATCTAAGAAGAGTATCAAATCCTTTTTAGAATCAATTGAACTGTCTTGTATCACTCATCCTAATGTTAAACACTCTGTTGCTATTATTAACGATAATAGTTCAGAAGATTTGATTGATTTTGTCAAACATCATATAATAAAATACACATCCTCAAGTATTCAAATTAATCTTATAGATCTTACCAATGTCACTGGTATTTCTGAAAGTATAAAATACTGTTATACGTGGTTGAAGGATAATGGTAAGGACTTGGTGTATCAAGTTCAGGATGATTATCTATTTTTTCCTAATGCAATAGGAGATATGATAGATATCTACCAACAAGTTTACAGTGAGACGGGATCAGAGTGTATTGTTAGCCCTTTCAATGACCCTTGGTATTGGCATACTATCTACAGAAATAGATCTACACCGAGAGCTGTAATTGTAGGTAAGAATGGGTACTGGATACAATACTACGATATGTCTTGTTCGTTTCTAACTTCATATCAGCAGTTCAATCAACACTGGGATCTATATGATAAGTTTTTTAATTTGATAGGTTCAGGTAGCGATAGACTAGAAAGCAAGTCTTTAAATTATATTCTTACTCAAAGAGGAGTTTTGGGTATAGTTCCTGTAAATACTCTATCATTTCATCTTCAATCAGATCTAGAAAAAGATCCTCACATAGACTACAAGCCGTTGTGGGAAAGTGTAAAAGTTACACCAACAACAAATAATCTATGACAAGTATTTTTGAATTGAGAGGTTATCATTTTTTATCGTAGATTGTTTTGGTATAAATACTCTAAAGAATAAGGAGTAATAATGGCTGTTCCAACCTCAAGATCTACATTCAAAGAATACTGTTTGCGCAAGTTAGGCAAGCCAGTGATTGAGATTAACGTTGAAGATGATCAAGTTGAAGACCGTATAGATGAGGCTTTGAAGTATTACTGGGATTATCACTTTGATGGTACTGAAAGGATATACTACAAGCATCTGATCACCTCAACCAATATTGCAGACAAGTATATTACTTTACCTGAAAATATTATCGGTGCTGTGAGAATATTTAATATTGGTGATCCAATGGTTACTAATAATTTATTTGATATCCGCTATCAAATTGCACTTAACGACCTGTATACCCTTACTTCGGTCTCAATGATCCCATACTACATGATGTTCCAACACATTCAGCTGTTAGAACAGCTACTTGTAGGTCAACAACCAATCAGATATAACAGACATATGAATAGACTGTTCGTTGATATGGATTGGAACAAGGTTAATGTTGGTAATTATTTAATAGTTGAAGCTTATCAGGTTGTTGATCCTGATGTATACACTGATGTTTGGGGGGATAGATGGCTCTCTTTATATACAACAGCCCTTATCAAGAAACAATGGGGATCTAATTTAACAAAATTCACTGGTCTACAATTACCAGGCGGTGTTCAATTCAACGGTGACAAGATTTATAACGATGCAGTTACTGAAATTGAAGCAATGGAAAAGGAGATGAGTAGTAGCTATTCTCTTCCAGCGTTTGATATGATTGGTTGAGGAGTAGACCATCGCCACCTCTTTCTATTTCAATAACTTTGGAGCAGTTACTAATTGAAAACTTAGTAGTTGAATCAATTCGTATGTACGGACATGATTTATACTATCTTCCAAGAACAAGAATAGAGGATGATTCAATATACGGAGAAGAATCATACTCTGAATTTAACTCTCAGTATTTTGTTGAGATGTATATAAAGAATGTAGAAGGATTTGCTGGTCAAGGTGATTTCTTGTCTAAGTTTAATTTAGAGATACGTGATCAAGTAACGTTTACTGTTGCAAGAAGAACTTTCAGTGAAGAGGTTGGTACATATACATCGTTTGTCAGACCCAGAGAAGGTGATTTAATATATTTTCCACTTAATAATAAAATATTTGAAATAAAGTTTGTAGAGCATGAATCAATATTTTATCAATTAGGAGCATTACAGACTTTTGATCTTACTTGTGAATTGTTTGAGTACAACAATGAAGTATTCAATACTGGTATACCACTAGTTGATGAAAAACAAAAAGATCTCACTTTCAATCTCTCAGATTTCGCTATCAGGACAGAGAGTGGTCTAGCTATTGCTGATGAAGATATGAATGATCTAGTGTTGGAATCTTTCAGCATTGATACGCAAGATCCAATATCTGATAATACTGAGCTTGAAACTGAGGGCGATAGTATATTAGATTTCAGTGAGATGGATCCTTTCAGTGAAGGTCAGTATTAATGTTTAATCAAGTTTTCTATCACGATACAATCAAGAAGTACGTAGTTCTATTTGGAACGATCTTTAATAACATTTACATCCAGAAGAGTGATGGAGCTGATACCACTCAAAACATTAAAGTTCCTATATCGTACGGACCAAAACAAAAATTCATTTCTAGACTTACACAGGATCCAAATTTAACAAAACCAGTTGCTATCCAGCTACCAAGGATAGGGTTTGAGATGACAGACATAAGTTATGCATCAGAGCGTAAGCTACCGACTATCAATAGGGTTGCAGTTCAAGATCCGGATAATCCTAATAGATTAAAACACCAGTACATGCCCGTACCGTATGATTTTAGTTTCAGTATGTATATTCTTGTTAAAAATGCTAATGACGGAACAAGAATACTTGAGCAGATTCTTCCTTTCTTTACACCAGATTGGACTGCTACTTTAAATCTTGATTCTTCAATGCAACATAAATATGATATACCTATAATATTAGATGATGTAAGAAGTGAGGATACATATGAGGGTAATTTTATAGAGAGAAGAGTTCTCACATGGACTCTTAACTTTACTCTCAAAGGTTATATATTTGGACCATCAAGAAAATCCGAACAAATCAAGACTTCTATTATTAATCTATATAATGTTGGTAGTGACATTCCTTTCAGTTCTGCTGTAGGTAATACTACGATTCAACAAATAATTACTACTTTACCAGTTGTGGATGGCAAGGCTCTTTCTGAAATTGAAGCAGATGATGATTATACATTTAGTTCTACTATAGAGCAATTTTATGAACAATGATCCAATAGGTGATGCTTTGAATATGTCCCCTTTGCAACCTCTACTAACAACGGCACAAAAGAAATCTCTTGTTCCAACAGACTACGAATACGCTCGTGGCAGTATGATTGGTATTATAGAGAAAGGTAATGAGGCGTTAAGTGATATGCTTAGTGTTGCACAACAAAGTCAACAACCAAGAGCGTACGAGGTTGTTGCCACCTTACTGAAGACGATTGCTGATACTAATAAAGATTTGCTTGAACTTCAAAAGAAGCATAAAGATATTGAGAATATGGATGGTCCGCAGACACCTCAAACAATCAATAATAATTTATTTGTTGGGTCGACTGCGGAACTTCAAAAATTGATTAAACAACAAAATGAACAAGAATGAGATATATCTTGGTAACAAGAATCTAAAACGAACAGATGTAAAGGTTGAGTTTACAAAAGAAGAAATACAAGAATATATCAAATGTGCTCGTGATCCTCTTTATTTCATTGAAAACTATGTCAAGATTGTAAACGTTGATAAGGGTCTTATTGCTTTCAAACCTTACGACTATCAAAAAGATATCATAAGGTTAAACGAAAGAGAGCGTTTTGTTATATGTAAAATGCCTCGTCAAGTCGGTAAGACTACTACTGTTGTTGGTATTCTTTTACATTCTGTATTATTCAATGAGCTTTACTCCGTAGCTATCCTTGCTAACAAGGAAGCTCAAGCACAAGAGATTCTTAGTAGGATTCAACTTGCTTATGAGCACTTACCG